TAAATGGCTCAGGTTCATTTACAGGTGCTGTAGGTGATTTATATGGAGCTGATGCTAAGTATTATAACAACATTATCTCTGGAGTAGATAATATTCAAGGTTTACCAAGTTCTAGCTATGATAACATGATTGCTCTGATGGCTAATGCCGATGATTATAGATACAATGTGTTATTAACTCCTGGTCTATTTGCTTCTGAAGCTGATTTAGGTGGTGCTCAAGTAACTACAGCAATCAATAATACCCAATACAGAGGTGATGCTATTTACGTAGTTGATTTAGTACCTTATAGCTCATCAATTGCTACCGTAAATACTCAAGCAAATGCTAAAAATACTTCATACGCTGCTGCTTATTGGCCTTGGGTTCAAACAATTGATCCTAGTTCAACTCAATTAGTTTGGGTTCCTGCCTCAACTATGATTGGTGGTGTTTATGCTTACAACGATAATGTAAGTGAGCCTTGGTTCGCACCTGCTGGTATTAATAGAGGTGGTTTATCTACTGTAGTAAGAGCTGAAAAGAAATTATCTCAAACTAACCGTGATACTTTATATTCTAATAAAGTTAACCCAATCGCTACATTCCCTGGTACTGGTGTTGTAGTATACGGTCAGAAAACATTACAAACTAGAGCTTCTGCTTTAGATAGAGTAAATGTTCGCAGATTGTTGATTGCTTTAAAATCTTATATTTCTCAAGTAGCTCAAAACTTAGTGTTTGAACAAAACACACTTGCAACTCGTACTAACTTCTTAAACCAAGTTAATCCTTATTTAGCAAGTGTTCAACAACGTCAAGGTTTATACGCTTTCAAGGTAATTATGGATGATAGTAACAATACTCCAGATGTAATCGACAGAAACCAGATGGTAGGTCAAATTTATTTACAACCTACTAAGACTGCTGAATTTATCTATTTGGACTTCAACATTTTACCAACAGGAGCTACTTTCCCTGCATAATTTTTTAAAGACAGAATATTTATAACAAAATAATAAAATGGCAATTCTAAGTTCAAACGAAATATTTTTTACAGCTTTCGAACCAAAGCAGGCTAACCGATTCATCATGAACATTGATGGTATTCCAGCATATGAAATTAAAGGTGTAGGTGCTGTATCTTTAACTCAAGGTACGGTTCAATTAAACCATATTAACGTTCAACGCTATGTTAAAGGCATAACTAAATGGGGTACAATTCAGTTTACATTGTTTGATCCTATCACTCCTTCAGGCGCTCAAGCTGTAATGGAATGGGTACGTTTACACCACGAATCAGTAACTGGTCGCGATGGTTATAGTGATTTCTATAAGAAAAACTTAACTTTTAACGTATTAGGACCTGTAGGTGATATTGTATCTGAATGGCAGCTTATAGGTGCTTTCATTACTGATGCTAACTTCGGTGATTACAACTGGGATACTACCGATACTGCTGTAAACCTTACAATGACTGTTCAACCGGATTACTGCGTATTGAACTTCTAATCAATAAAAGAACTTATAAAAGAGCTCGCGAGAAATCGCGAGCTTTTTTCTTTTCTTAATATTTATAACAAAATAAGTTTATGAACGAATTCAAGTTTCCTACAGAAGTTGTAGATTTACCTTCAAAGGGATTAGTTTATCCTGAAGGCCACCCATTAAGAAGCGGTATTATCGAAATGAAGTATATGACCGCTAAAGAAGAAGACATTTTAACTAACCAAAACTATCTTTCAAAAGGTATTGTTTTAGACAAATTACTAGAATCTTTAACAATGAATAAAGTAGATATTAAGGATTTAGTTACTGGTGACAAAAATGCTATTTTAGTAGCTTCTCGAATATTAGGATATGGTAAAGATTATTCTTTTTTTATAGGGGATAAAGAATACACTGTTGATTTATCTACATTAAAAAATAAACCTTTTGATACTTCTTTAGTTTCTTTTCAAGGTACATTTAAATATATTCTTCCAAAATCTGGTAACGAAGTTGAATTTAAGTTATTATCTGATAAAGACGAACAAAAAATTAATGAACAAATTGAAGGATATAAAAAAATCAATAAAGAATCTTCTTCAGAAATAACTACTCGTTTAAAACATCATATAGTTTCTATTGAAAAAAATACAGATAAAAACACTATTAATGATTTTATAGATAACCATATGTTAGCGGCTGATTCTAGATCTTTAAGATTATATATCAAATCGGTATCTCCGGATATTGATTTAACTTATCAAGATGGTGAGGAGGCTATCGACATTCCTATTAATATCAGCTTTTTTTGGCCTGACCTTTAATAATATTTCCGAATTTAGAATGTCTATTTTCAACCAGATTCATGAAATAGTATTTCATGGAGGTGGTGGATATGATTGGGATACAATTTACAATATGCCTATTTGGTTAAGAAAATGGACCTTTTATAGATTAAAAGAATATTTAAACCCGAACCCAAACCAAAACGATTCAAGTTGGACCGAAGGGGCAGTAAAAGAAGAAGCTTCAAAGAATAAAAAAATTAGAGTACCTACATATGTTACAAAGGCATCTAAAAAATGATGCCTTTTAATATTTATTACAAATGGCAGACGAATTTAAAGGTATAAACCAAGAAACTTTAAAAAATGTTGAGGCTATAAAAGGCTCGATGAGAGAAATATCGGAGTCTACTTCTGCCGCTAGTAAACAACTTCAACAAAGCAACAGATTACTTGCAGATTATAGAAAAAACTATAGTGCTATTACTAACTCTGCTGGAAAGTTTGCTGAGTTACAAGACGAAGCCTCTAGAAGTGCTAAAGCTACCGGAAAAGCTCTCAAAGAACAACAAACCCAATTATCCAACATTCGATCCTTAAATGCTCAGATTGATAATTTATACGATCAAATGACAAAGGATAATATGGCCGTTAATGCACAATTACAAAAACAAATTAATAACCTTTCAGCAGCTCGAGATAATGCTCGAGAATTAGCTAATGCTTATGGAGACTTAGTAGAGGATTCATCTAAACTAGATAGATCCACAATGTGGTTCTCAGCTTTATCTCAATTTGTTCAAGATATTCCTGGCTTACGAACATTTTCTAGTCCTTTTGAAGCTGCTTCCAAAGCCGCTCGTGAAACCGTTCTTAGTAATGCTAAAATAAAAGCTACAAATGAAATAATAAGTAATTTAGGTGAGGACGCTTTAAAAACAGGTAAAGGATTAACAGCAGAAAAACTTAAACAATTAGGACTAGAAGAAGTAACTCAAGGAAAGTCACATAAAGCAGCTGCTACATTACTTAGAACATACCAATCAAGCGCTAAAACTCAAAGTGCCGGAATAGCTGGAATGCAAGCTGGATTTAAAGCATTAGGGCCAATGATTAGTAATGTTTTTAAACCCCTATTTTGGATAAAATTAATAGTAGAGGGTTTGAAGTTTATGTTTGAGTCTATGGTAGAAAACGATAAACAAATTACTAACATAGCCCACCAACTAAATATATCCAAAGAAGCCGCAGCTGAAGTATTTACCAGCCTTCATAAAATGAAGGAAGCCGGAAAAGAATTTGGGCATGTTTTAGCAGGAAATACTTTACTTGAAAAAGATTATTTAGAAACTTTAATAAAGGTAAATAGTCTTTTAGGAATGTCTGTAGATTTAACTGAAGAACAAAATAAAGCCTTCTTTAAACAACTTACAGATGCTCAAAAATTCTTAAAACTTTCTGATGACGAAACTAAAGGATTAATATCTTTATATGCTCAAACTGGAGAAGAAATTGAAAATATAAAATTACAAATTTTAGGAGCTACTAAAGAACAAAAACTTTTAACTGGTTATCAAATAGATGAAAGAAAAGTATTAAAAGATGTATTAACAACTAGTAATGCTTTAAAATTGTCTATTAAAGGAGGAAAAGATGCTTTAATACAAGCTACAATCGAAGCTAATAAATTTGGAATTTCTTTAGAAAACATAGAAAAAACAGCAGAAGGTCTATTAGATTTTGAAAATTCTATTGCTAATGAATTAGAAGCTGAATTATTTTTAAATAGAGACATAAATCTAGAAAGAGCTCGAGCCGCCTCTTTAACTAATGATACCCAAACTTTAATGGAAGAAATTGGAAAACAAGTAAAAGCGTTTGGTCCAGACTTCCAGAAAAATGTTTTTGCTCAACAATCTTTTGCTAAAACTCTTGGACTGAGTGTAAAAGAAGTAGGGGATATGTACACTAAATATCAAGAATTAGAACAACTCCAGAGCTCTCAACAAAAATTATCAGAAAAAGACCTTAAAATATTAAAAGAAAAGGGTAAATTATCTAATGACCAATTAAATTTACTTCGAGCGGGTAACATGGCTGCTGGGGATTATTTAAGTTTACTTAAAAGTGCTGGATTTGAAGGAGAAGACCTTCAAAGAATTCTAGGTGAGTTGTCAGTTAGTGCTTTAGAAGCAACAGATGCTACTCAAAAATGGGATGAAATGTTAGCAAATGTAAAAGAATCTTTTAGTAAAGCTTTTACCGGTGAAATGATAGATAATTTTGCTACACTTTTAGCTGATTTTGTTAAAACATGGCAAGAAGAGGGTTTTTTCTCTGCACTTTTCTCTACTGGTGGAAATAGAAGATCTTCTGTGAAAGAAAAAGAAGAAATGACCCCCGAAAAAAGAAAAGAGGTAGAAAACAAAGAAATTGTCCAAGATGTAAACAATCGTAACTTCGCATATAAAGATTTTATTATGCGTCCAGGTCAACCAATCCGATCTTTTGATAAAGATGATATTGTTATAGGTGGTACTAACTTATTAGGAGAAAAAAATTCATCTTCATCTTCATCTTCATCTTCATCTTATTCTACTATAATTGATCGTTTAGATAAACTGATTTATGCTGTTGAACAAAAACAAAGTATTAACTTTAATCTAGATAGTTATTATGCAGCTAATAAACGTAGAAGTGTAAAAATTCAATAACTTTTAATATTTATAATAAAATAATACAACTATGGGACTTAAAGATTTATTACAAACAAAAGGTTCTAACCTTACCGCATGGGATGGAGCTACACCTCCAACAAACCCTTTAGCTACCAAATCTTCAAAATTACACGCTAATGATGAACTACCAGGATATTCTTTAGATGGATCTTACACTATGGAAGTTACTAAAGATTATAATGCTTATGAAGATGGGGTTAATAATAATATACCTATGCCTGGTGAATTAGATTGGGATGGAAGAACTCCTACTATTTTAGGAAAATGGCCATACAACGATAACCTTCCAGAATAATGGGTTTAGTAACCTTATTAACAAATCCAAAGAAATTTAAATTTTACACTGGAAAAGGATATTCTGGTGACGGGAATACTACTGGTCAAAAAAGCCTTAGATATGGTAATGACCGATTAGGAGGAGCAGACAGTGGCCAACCCTATATTCAAGTAGGTATACCTGATAACGTATCCCAACTTGTTGGGAACTCAGACTTTCTTACTAGAGGTTTAAGTGGAATTATTACTACAGTAGATCGTGCAGAAACAGATGTTAAACGTCTGTATAAAATGTTTACTGATACTAAGTCTCCAAATGGAATACTTTTTACCGCTAAACAAGAATTATTATCTCGTACAGCTGTTCGTACACAATCCAGTTATGGATTACTTAATGAAGGTATCTATAATCCCTTAAATACTTTAGCGCAAGCAGGTGTTGTAGCTTTTGGAGGTCATCTTCCTAAACAAGGATTAACTCCTTTTCAAAATGAATTAAGGCAAAAAAATTACGGTCTAGAAGATGGATATTACTTTGCTGCAAAGGAAAAATATGATGGTGATGAAAAGTATAATAGATTAGTAACTATCTATAATGATACTAATTTAATAAATAAAAACCAACAAGCATATACTACTATAAATTTTGGGGGAGTTTCAGGAACAACAATTAACCCTGGTGGATTATTAGCTAAAAATAATCCTGTAATAATGAATTATCGTGGAGGTCCTGGATCTTATTTAGGTATAGGAAAAACTAATATATATTTTTCTCCCGAAAGTCGAACTGGATACAATAATGATTATTACACTACTAATAAGGAATGGTTTTTTGGAAGATCAACCGGAAATACTTGGCAATTTTCTGAATTAAATCCTTATTGGGATAAAACAACAAATTCTAACTTATCTAACTCTGGATATCTTACTCAACAAGGAAAATATTTTTATAGTGTTTATGATAAAAATACCTTTGATGTTGACTTTGTTTCCGGATCCGTTAATGCTAATAATACACCTTTAATTAATAGTAATAACACTTTTACTTATAACCAAAATGATCTAAACACTCCTTATGGTAGCCCAACCAACAACCCCGCAAAAGGAATACAAGATTTTAGAGCTATTTTAAGAGCTACTCTTTCGGGTACACAACAAACAGATGCTATTAATTCTGGAGCGACTCCTTATTCTTTAGATTACGTTAAAGATAATATTGAAAATAGAGTTAATTTAGGAAATCCTGGAAATAAAACTAATAAAAGTTATGCTTTTTATAATAAGGGTGTTCTTGATAAATCTACAAACAAATCTATTTATCCTAATATAAGTATTAGTAACTTAGGAACCGCTATTTCTGGTTTAGATAGAATCACTTCCATTCCTATTTATAGATCTGAAAATGTAACTAATGATTCAACAGTAAATGATTTAGTTAAATTTAGAATAGATATTATAGATAATGACGAACCTAAATGGAAAACTTTTATTCATTTTAGAGCTTTTTTAGATACTATTAGTGATAATTTCAGTGCCCAGTGGAACCCTATTCAATATTTAGGTAGAGGAGACAGTTTTTATAATTATGGTGGGTTTAGTAGAAGTTTGTCATTAGGTTGGACGGTAGCCGCTCAATCTAAACAAGAACTTATAGCTATGTATAAAAAGTTAAACTATTTAGCCTCTTCCTTAGCCCCGGATTATAGTGGAAATGGATATATGAGAGGTAACTTAGCTAGATTAACCATAGGAGGATACCTTTACGAAATGCCTGGAGTTATTACTTCCTTCACTTATGACATTTCAGAAACTCCTTGGGAAATAGGAGTAGGAACTAATTTTAATACTGGTGGTAAAACTATTCAAGGAGACCCTTCTGTAAAAGAATTACCTCATATTATAAAAATTACATCATTTAACTTTACTCCAATACCTAATTTCTTACCTCAAATTCAACAAAATAATTGGTCAATAGATGCTAAAGGTGGGGTTAAGAATCAAGGATTTCCTTCAACATATGGTTCTGAAAGGTTTATTTCTCTTAAAAATTCTTCATCACCAAATACTAACCAAGCTATTATAAACGCTATGGCTGGTAACCCAACCGGAGGCTCAGACAATTATGATATTCCTGATGCTGATGAGCAATTCTTTTACCAAAACAATCAACAACCTACAACCCAATCTTCCCAATTACCAACTTTCCAACCAGCACCTTCTTTAAATACTTCTAAAAACACTCAATTAAATTATACTCCACCTCCTTTAGGACAATATAGTTTACCCTATGATTGGAGTTGGGGACCATAAATAAAAATAAATGAATCGTTATCAAAACATACCAAAAGAAAAAATTGACGGAAATGTAGTATACAAAACATCAAGATATCCGGAGATACCCTTATCACCAGATGATATTTATATATATACTACTCAAGGAGATAGACTTGATATATTAGCTCAGCAATTTTATAATGATAGTTCTTTATGGTGGATTATTTCTATAGCTAATACTAATAATGCCGGAACTAGTATATCCGTTAATTTACCTCAAAATAGTTTAATAGTTCCTGATGGAACCCAAATAAGAATTCCATCAGATTATGTTAGTATTATAAGAGATTTTAATTTAATAAACGCCTAATATGAATATAGTAGGAGAAGGAGTTGCTAAAGAAGTCCGAGGTCAAGTTGAACAAAGACAAAAAATTTTAGGTTCTGTAAATAGAGCTAATGAACAATTAACTTATCTTAATACTAGAACAGGATGGTGTCGAATGGTTTCTTCCGTAGATGTTGTTGATAATACAAATTCGAGAAATTTACCATACACAGGAACTGATTTAGCTAAAAATTTTGTTTTATTTAATGGAACTTCTATAGGACAAAACAAAATGAGATCAGGAGTATGGCCGGGAACTGGAAATTCTAACGATTATGCTTATGGATTAGGAGGAACAGATATGGGTTTAAAACCTATGCCTGGTATTATTTCTACTATTATAAAAACAGATAACCGAGGCTCATTAAAAACTGCTGAAATTAATATTGTAGCCCACAATAAACAACAATTCGATATTATTGATTTGTTATATATGAGATTAGGCTACAGTATATTAATAGAATGGGGTAGTTCCTCTTATTTTGATAACTCTGGAACATATATCCCAGATAATCCTTATAGCTTAACTGATAAATTTTTAACAGGGGCTATGAAATATAATGACTTTCCTAGCTTAATTGAAAAATACCGTTTAGATAGCAACGGTAATTATGATGCTATAGTTGGAAGAATATTAAATTTTAATTGGACTTTTACTAAAGATGGAACCTATGATATTACTATTATGGTTAAAAGTGTAGGCTCTGTTATTGAAAGTTTAAAAATGAATACGGCAAGTTCAACAACTAACTATGGTACCATTAACTCTCCTTTACCTCCTCAATTTTATGGTAATTTATTAGGAGAAAAAATATATAATCTTATAAAATCTGTTTCATTAAATGGTGCTGACCCTACTACCCAACGAACCCCTCAACTTCAGCTTCTAGCAAGGCAAGGAGGTTCCGTTGCTGTTACTTCTACTGATCCTAAAATAACAGGTTATGATGATAATAGAACTAGTTACATTTTTATTAAACAAGAGTTTAATAGTGGATTTCAATATTATATGAAATTTTCTTACTTACTATGGTATTTAGAAAATAAAATTGTTCCTTATGTAAATGAAACAGCTAAACCTAGAGTAATAAAATTTGATAATAGAGTAGAAACTAATCTTATTTCTACTTATCCTATGGAAGTTCCTTGTGATCCTAGTAAATGTATTTGGAAAATAGATACTATTAATGATTATGTTGGTGGTACTCGAAATTCAGCGGTTGCGGGTTATTATTATCTTGGTTTAAATTCCCCACAAATAAGGACTATTACTCCAAAGTCAGATGGTAAAATTTATGCTGACGACTTTTATCGAAAAAACTCTTCTAGTAACATTGTTAATCAAGTTTCTTCTTACGGAACCTTTCAAGAAAACCAAACAGATCCTTATGGACATTTAATGAATGTTTATTTTAACGTAGATGAACTTTTAGCTTTAATTAATCGTTTAAAAGATGAAAAAGGTATAGTTAATTTATATGATTTTTTAACACAGTGTTGTAATAATTTTAATATCTGTACTGGAAATTTTAATCAAATTCAACCTGCTATAAAAAATGATTATGAAATTTATTTTGTAGATGAAACTCCATTAACTAATAGAGAAAATTTAATTAAGGAGTTAGGGGGAAATACTAAAACCGCTTTTTTTGAAATATTTGGATTTAATGGAGCTCCTTCTTCTCAAGGTTCTTCATCTCAAGGTTCTTTTATACGAGATT